TACCGGTCTCATATTCGCTATGAAATCACACTATACTGGCGAAGCTAGTACTGGTGCTGAGGCTCTAACTTTACCAGCCGGACAACCTGATGTAGACTTTTCAGGTGACGAAGGTACAGCAAATCAATTCTCTACTGCCGATGGCGAAGCTCTTGGGGGTTTTGTTGCTGGTGGCGGAGCATTCAAAGAAATGTCCTTCTCAATCGAGAAATCAAGCGTAACCGCTGAAACTCGTGCGTTGAAAGCAAAGTATTCTTTGGAACTTGCTCAAGACCTTAAAGCAATCCACGGATTGGATGCTGAGTCAGAATTAAGCAACATTTTGTCTGCTGAAATTCTTGCTGAAATCAATCGAGAAGTTATTGAATTGATTCTTTCTCAAGCAACTCCAGGAGCAACTGCTGGAACAGATGTCGCAGGTACTTTTGATGTCAGTCACGCAACTGACAACAGAGGCGCTAGATGGGGTGGAGAAAGATACAAGTCACTATTGATCCAAATCAATCGTGAAGCAAATCTTATTGCTAAGAATACCGGTCGTGGTCGTGGTAACTGGATACTATGTAGTCCAGATGTTGCGTCTGCTCTTGATATGGTTGCCGGATTAGCTGTTCCAAATATGGATGTTGGAGCAAATCAGCCTGATATCGTTAATAGTGTTTTTGCTGGTACTCTGGGAGGAAAATATAAAGTTTATATTGACCAGTTTGCCGCTTCAGATAGCGTTACAGTCGGTTATAAAGGACCTAATATGTATGATGCAGGGCTTTTCTACTGCCCATACGTACCGCTTCAATTGATGAAATCAATTGGTGAGGAAGACTTCCAGCCTCGCTTAGGATTTAAGACTCGTTATGGTCTTACGCATAATCCTTTCGCAACTGGAACCGCGGCTCAAAATCCGTACTTCCGCAAGTTTGCTGTTGCAGGTCTGTAATAGTAAATTAAATAAGTAAACGTGTTACCTAGCGGTAACTTATTCTAAGCCCCTTTATCTTAATAAGATGAGGGGCTTTTTATATTGATATGGGGTTGTATAAATAGTAATATGGCACAAGAAACTAGAATAACTCCAGTAAATATCAATTTAGCTAAGTCCACGAACTATAGGCTAAATTTAACCGTATTACCAGAAACACTATTTTGGTTAACTACGTGTAATATTCCTACCATCTCTACAAATGAAGTCCCAATTCCTGACCCTATTCACGGGTACAGATATAAACCATCGAATACCTTCGTAACTGCGCCGATGACAGTCACATTCCTTGTGGATGAAGACTATTCCAATTATATGGAAATTTTGCATTTGATGTACAAGGCGGCTGGTCCAATTATGGAAGAGAGATATGGTGAGAATGATGATACTGGTTCTACTGGAAGTCTGCATATTCTCTCCAATAACAAAAATATCACGGATAATGTGTTCGTCTTCCACAATCTTTTCCCCACTATTCTAGGGGAACTTCAAATGACCAACGAATCCCCAGAACCGTTGCTTACTGATTTGACATTACAATATGATTATATGACATATCAGAGTGGAGAACCACTCTAAAAAAAGGTGAGAAATCACTTGACATTTGAAGTGAAATAATATATAATTGATGTATGAAAATTGAAGAATTAGAAACCTCCGTAGAAAAAGACCTATACATAGACGAGACAATCCTCGCCAAAGAATCCCTATCAACTCCTGTTAAACATAATAAGTATCTGAAGATGCTGTTGCGAGAACGGTTGAAGTTGAAGAAATTGCGGAATGAACTCTATAAGGTATCCTTGGGTAGAACGAACTATTATAATGGTTCAGATCCAGATCCCTTTGATTATGTCCTTAAGGACAGAGAGGTAAAAGACTATGTGCGAGTAGATCCTATCGTGGTAGAAGCAGAAGCAAAGGTGACTCTACAAGAAGAGATGGTAAAATATCTTGAAGAAATTTGTAAAATGTTTGAAAGGCGTAGTTTCGCTATAAAAAACGCTATCGACTTTATGAAATTTACTCAAGGTGTAATTTGACCGACATTATTGTACATAAAAAAGATGATGTATATCTGAATATTGAATGTGAGGCTCATATTGCTCACGATTTATCAGATTTTTTCACGTTTAGGGTACCAGGTTATAAGTTTATGCCAGCGTATCGCAATCGAGCGTGGGATGGGAAAATAAGACTATTTAATGCATTTGGTGGTGAATTGTATGTCGGATTATTACCTTATGTTGTCGAATTTGCAGAACGTAAAGATTTAACAATACAATCTCTTCCGTGGGAATATATTACCACGATTGGAGAAACAAAAGAATTTTTTAATGATTTAGATCCTTTTGTTGATAGTAAAAGTATTACACCATACGATTATCAGGTAGATACTGTACATCACGGTATCAATCATAAAAGGGCTTTGATGATATCACCTACATCATCTGGTAAATCCTTGATGATATATGCGTTGATAAATTGGTATCTCAACATAATTGATAAAAAGATACTAATAATAGTGCCGACCACGTCACTGGTTGAACAGTTATACAAAGATTTCGGTGACTATACTAATGGCTCATCTTGTAGCTATACCGTTGATCTGGCGCATAGAATATACGCTGGTAGAGATAAACAGACTGACAAAAGAGTAATAATAACAACGTGGCAGTCTATATATAAATTAAAGAGCGAGTGGTTCAAACAATTCGGTGCTGTAATAGGAGACGAAGCACATAATTTTAAAGCCAAGTCACTTACTTCCATTCTGACAAAAATGACAGAATGTGAATATAAGTTTGGATTTACGGGTACTTTAGATGGTACCCAAACACACAAGTTGGTACTTGAGGGCTTGTTCGGTCCTGTCCATAATGTTACGACAAGCAAAGCATTAATGGATGCCGATCTGATTGCTAAATTACAAATTGAAGCAGTTACCTTAGGATACACAGATGAAGAAAAGAAACTTGTGAAAGGAATGATATATAGTGATGAGATAGATTGGCTTATAAAATGTCAGAAACGAAATAATTTTATTTGTGATTTAGCATTGACAAGAGAATCAAATACTCTTATTCTTTTTCAGTATGTAGAAAAACACGGTAAGAAATTATTTAAATATTTAACGGAGAAAAGTCCAGAGAGATCGATATTTTTTGTATCTGGAGAAATTAAAACAGAAGTTAGAGAGGAGATACGTGCTATTACTGAAAAGTCTAAAAATGCTATCATTGTTGCTAGTTATGGCACTTTTTCTACCGGCATTAATATCAGGAATCTTCATAATATTATTTTTGGTCATCCTGTCAAATCTCGTATTAGGAATTTACAGTCCGTTGGTCGTGTCCTTAGAAAATATGATGAAAAAGAACGGGCCACACTCTTCGACATAAGCGATGATTTAAGTTGGAAAAAACATAAAAATTATTCTCTCCGACATTTCTTTGAGCGGGTGAAAATTTATAATAGCGAGAAATTCGACTATAAATTAAGAAGTATTGAATTATGACTTTTAAAAACGAGAAAAAGAAAATGGATGAGGAAAAAGAATTTAAAACATACAAGGCTACTGTCCATCTCAAACATACCGGAACCGAACTAATATGTGACGTTATAGGTGAGGTAGATGGACTAATAGACATTGAAAATCCTTGTATTTTACAGAGTATAGTCACAGAGCAAGGAAAAAGTCAGCTGGCGATGGTTCCATATTTAGTGACATCCAAAGAGAATTCAATACCTTTATCTCTGGAAGATGTTCTTTTTATTACTGAATGTCGTACGGACATTGCGGAACAGCATACTCAAATGCACAGTTCCATTATATTACCGAAGACTTTTTAACTTGACAACGTATACATTTTACGTTATAATAATGAATATTATTTGTACATATGTTCGCCGTGGGACGAGACACGGATTCCACCTGTATCAGAACACAGGTAAGTAGCTTGATGTGAAGTGAGCAGACTATAATACTCGACATACGGAGTTGAGGTCTGTGTATTGATGTGTCGTACAAGCACTAAATATACGTAAAAATCGGGTCGGAACACACCATATAATGGTATTGTTCATTAGAGACTTGTGAATCGACACAAGCGAGGCCGACAGGATAACCGTAACCTGTCTCTATAATCCTAGTTATGTCTTCTTACCAACTAAAAAGGTTGTAACTAATAGAAGAAAAGGTAGTCACTAATAGAAGAATATAAAGTACCTAAATAATGGATAATGCGAAAGGACGAAGTCCTTGAGCATCCTGTTTCGAGCAAAGCGAGAAACAGGCTGAGTATCTTTAGACTCTCGCCACTTCGTGGCTCGAGGGCTTCGCCATTCCCAGTTATATAAATTAATAAAAGACTTGACTTATTGTATTTGAAGGTGTATAATATATTAAATATACATCTAATAATTAATGAAGGAATTATAATATGGCTAGACACGAACTCAAAGAACCAGTAGATCCAGATAATACATCCCATTACATCAACAATAAGGAATTCTTGAGATGTCTCATAGAATATCAGGCAGATATTGTGAAATGTAAGAAGGAAGGAAAAGAGAAACCTTATGTTACCGACTACATTGCTATGTGTTTCCTACAAATAGCACAAAGACTCTCCTACAGACCCAATTTTATCAACTATACATACAAGGATGATATGATATCGGATGGTTTAGAGAATTGTCTGGCATATATGCACAATTTCAATCCAGAAAAGAGTACGAATCCTTTTGCTTATTTTACACAAATAATCTACTACGCATTTTTACGAAGAATACAGAAGGAAAAGAAACAGCAATATATCAAGTATAAAGTATTTACCGATAAAAAGGCAGAATTAGAGGCTATAAATGATGCACAATCACACGAAAAACTTTCTAATGATTTTCTTAATGAAAAAGGTTCCGCTGATTTTCATATCCACATAAAAGAGTTTATAGACGATATGGAACGAAAGGAAGCAGAAAAGAAACATAAGCGAGAATTGAAGAAAGCTGAAAGACCAGTCAAAACGAAAAAAGAACAAGACGTTTCCGAAAACAACCTTGAGTTATTTATGTTATGAAAGTAGCCGTTATAACAGACACACACTTTGGTGCAAGGTCTGACAATCAAGCATTTTCCGATTTTTTCTACAAATTCTGGACGAATATCTTCTTCCCGTATTTGAGAGAACATAAAATTGATACCATTATTCATTCTGGTGATTTGATGGATAGACGGAAGTATGTCAATTATGATACTCTCAATCGAATGCGAAAAGAGTTTATCGGTGTAATGATTGAAGAGAAAATGACAATGCATACGATTGTCGGTAATCACGATACCTATTTTAAGAATCACGCTAGACTTAATTCTATTGAACAGTTGTTTGATATAGAAGGAATTCCAAATAATGATAATCCAGTAATCGGCTATAGTAAACCTACAGAATTAGAATTACCTGACGGATATAAAGTAGATTTGATTCCTTGGATTGCAGAAGAAAATGAGGTCGAAATTCTCGACTTCATAAAAGCATCTAAAAATCAGGTAGCTTTTGGACATTTTGATTTGTATGGATTTGAAATGATGAAGGGAATTAAGTCGGTATATCATTCGAGGTCTCCCGACTTTCTTGATAAGTATCATACAGTATACTCTGGTCATTTTCATACCAAATCAAATAACGGTCACGTTTATTATCTCGGTAACACATATGAGATAACGTGGAGTGATTATAATGATCAAAGAGGATTTCATATTTTTGATACTGAAACTCTTGAATGTGATTTTGTGCTTAATCCGTATAAGATGCACGCCAAGATAATTTATGAAGATAAACCAATTGACGTTGACCCATATGTCGACCAGATTGTCAAACTTATCGTAGATAAGAAAGAAGATATTGAACTATTCACTAACACCGTGGAAGAATTGGAAAGACGGTGTGAAACGATAAATATCATTGAAGATTATGGTATGTTATCATCCAGTCAGATTGAATTTGAGTCTGAGGATACCATAACCACGTTGGAAAAATACGTGGATAATTTGAGTATAGATAATACTAAACAAGTGAAAAAGATACTCCACGAAGTATATGTGGAAGCATTATCAATATAGGAGATATTATGAAAACTAAAACCCCACCAAAAACTAAGCCATTCGAGAATCCAAATTCAAATACTGAACCAGAAGTTGAGTTACCAGAATTGGAAGATTCTTCCCTCACAAAAACCGCCAGACTCATTTTAGAGAAAACTAAAGAAAAGTCTGATTAAATGATAAAATTTAAAACGGTTCGTTATAAGAACTTTCTGTCCACTGGTAACAAAGTGTCGGAAATTCGTATAGATGATACACGAACATCTTTAATTATTGGAACCAATGGTGCTGGTAAATCCACATTTATGGATGCTATATCATTTGGACTTTTCGGTAAATCTTTCCGTAAAGTTAAACTCGACCAACTTGTCAATTCTATCAATCAAAAGAATTGTATGGTTGAACTCGAATTTGAAACTAACGGAAAGAAATATCTGATTAAACGTGGTTTGCGACCAGCAAAGTTTGAGATATATGTTGATGGAAAGATGAATGATCAGATGGCTTCAGCCCGAGATAGTCAGGATTTCTTGGAACGATATGTTCTGCGAATGAATGAAAAAGCATTTCGGCAGATAGTTGTTTTAGGATCAGGTTCGTTTATTCCATTTATGAGACTAGGCGCAGGAGACCGAAGGGCGATCATCGAGGATCTTCTTGATATCCAAATTTTCTCTCTTATGAATGACATTGTTAAGCAACGTATATCTGACAATGGAACTCAATTGATTGAAGTGGAACATAAAATAGAATTATTGGAACAGAGTATCAAACTTCAAGAGGAACATCTTAAAGAAATTCAAGATAATAATGAAGAAGCAATTAAAGAGAAGAAAAAGGAACTGAAGGAATCTCAGGAACAAATTGAGGGAATTAGAAAAGAGATAGAAGAACTTCAAGGAAAAATTCAGGACTATAAATCAAAACAAACAAAGCATCGAAAACTTGGAGACTATAAATCTAAAATAACCTCAAAACAGAATAACATAAAAGGTCAGATAAAAGTAGTTACTGAAAATTCTGAATGTCCTGAATGTACACAAGAAATTACGGAAGAACATAAGAAATATACGATTGATAATTTGGGACTAAAATCAGGTGAACTAGAGATGGCAATTATTGATATTGATACAGAAATGTCGGATGTTGCTGATAGAATAAATGAGATAGAGGATATCTTAACCAAGATATCAGAAAAGAATTCATCCATAACGGGTATTAATGAATATGTAAGTAAACTTGAAATCGGTTTGTTGGAATCTATTCAAAAACCAAAGAATGATCACGAAACGCTGACGAAAAGCAAAAAGGACTTGGATGAATTCCATACGACTAAATATGAAATACAGGAGCAAAAGCATCATTTGAATACGGTACAGGAACTCCTAAAAGATAGTGGAATAAAAACAATCATTATCAGAAATTATCTTCCACTAATCAACCAATTAATCAATAAGTACCTTTCTGCATTGAATTTCTACATTAATTTTCAATTGGATGAGGCGTTTAATGAAACAATTAAGAGTAGAGGTCGGGATGCTTTCCAATACGGATCATTCTCTGAAGGAGAAAAACTCCGAATTGATTTAGCATTATTATTTACGTGGAGAGAAGTGGCGAGATTGAAATCTTCTGTAGCCACAAATCTCCTGGTATTAGATGAGATATTTGATAGCAGTTTAGATTCTTCTGGAGTTGAGGACTTTTTAGGAATTCTGAATACGCTCGGAGATGATACTCACGCATTTGTAATTTCCCATAAGGGTGACCAGATACTTGATAAATTTGGTAGAGTAATTGCGTTAGAAAAAGAGCAGAATTTCAGTAAGATTGTTGAAGGAAAGTGAGGATATCTTGTCACAAAAACTATATACTTTTTGTGACAACTGGGTCCACTATCACGGCCAACGGAAAAGTCAAATCAAAAAGGAAATAAATG